GGAGTTACTACTACTCATCATGGGATTGACCTTAATTCTAAACCTACGGTTACTATGCAAACTCAAGGAGCAGCGACGAATTTAATAGAAAGCTATCACGGGCCTGGACTCAAGAGTTTTACAAGAATAAATAGAGATATTATTACCGAATCTGTCACCGAAACTATGTCAACATTTACTCAATGAAGAGATATTTATTTGCAGCACTATTGTTAATAAATAGTCCTGTAATTGCAGATACTACGATGACAAATAACCCTATCTCAAATTCTAGCGGATCAGTCACAAATTTGGGTGTAATGAATATGCCATCTAAACAATTTACAAATACATTATCATTAAATCAAGTTCAATGCCAAGGTGACACCTTGGTTATTCAACCTTTTTTAACTGGTAATTATTCTGGAGGTATGCCAAAAGTTGATAGCTTCCTTGAGCCAGTTTATTCAACTAAAGATGTAAAAGGTGCTTTTGATGATAGCGGAAATGAAATAGGAGATGGGGAAGTTGACGACCCCACATTAGTTCGTGGTTATAGAACAGTTCAAAGATTTGAGAAGACTAATTATGCAATAAGTCCAGGAATAAGTTTAAGTTGGAATATAAATCTGGATCGAAAAAGTGTGCGTAATTGCCGTAAATCGCAAGTACACTTAGTAAACCTTTTACAGGCAAAACACGAAGATGCCAGATTATCCTATGAATTAGGAAGGGCTAAACATTGTGCAGATCTCCTGCAAAATGGAGTTAGGTTTAAGAAAGGAACTAAATACGAAGTCCTTTGTGCTGATATAGAACTTGTATCAAAACCAAATACGTTGATAGATCATACTCACTCTATTTCCGAAGATCCCTCTGAGCCTTTCTCCTTTCAGAAAGGGACAATAACTTCTCCTTCTTCTTAAATAAACTTTTTGCAAGTTTTTTAGATCTTTTTTTTACTTGCTTTTGAATCTGCTTTTGTACGATTTTTATATAAGGTTGCAACGTACCAACAGCAAGAATACTGGTCACAGCTATTGCACTTGTAGAAACCAATAATGGGACAGGAGGAGCGTAATTTCCTGCTATTTCTAATGGGTTAAGTCCTTCCCATACTGTTTCACATTTACCTGTTATTTGATCTCTCCTCCAACCTTTAATCCTTGCAAGTCCTCCCTTTCCTAACGAACCAATGGGAGTTTTAGCAAGTGTATCTAATGGTGGGCAGGGTAAAACTTCTGCAATAAACTGACCTTCAATATTTGAGGTATCAAAGTTTTGTTGACTTACGTTGGAATCGCTCTTCTCGTCACTTTTTCCATCATCCTTTTTCACTTCCTCTCCTACATCGTTTAACGCATTTAAAAGCTCAACAGGTTGATCAGGTTTAGGAGGTTGTATATCAGCGTAGAGATCAGGAGCTATATACATTGCTGGAGCGTGATCACATAAAACAAAATTATTTCTGGGGTCTACGTTAAACATTTCACTACCTGTACCTGTCTTCTTATCTCTGGCTACAACACAAGGAAGTTCAATAATTGGTACAAAGCCAAAAGGTAATTGACCAAAAGTAGTTGGAGGAATTATTTCCGCAGGAGGAATTATTGTTAGTTCTGGTAAATCTTTAACCTTTGGCTCGTTTATAAAAGGAGGATTTAATTCCATACAACAAAACCCCCTAGCAGTAAGCAAACTAGAGGGTTTTGAAGTGACCGATTGTCAGTCAAACCGTCCAACCGCTTAGGTTCAGGAGTGTCTAACTGGTGTGAAAAAATCGCATCTGCTTCAACGACGTGCAACCGCAAAAGGTTAAACAGTTCGTAAGCGTAAAAATATATTAGCAGTCGTTCCATTGACCAGCAATATCGCTCGCAACATTTCCTACTTTATCTCTAGCAACTCCATAAAAAACACCAGCCAAAACAGGCCCAATTATTGGAACACTAGCTATAGCAGGACTTACAGAAACCGAACCAGCATCTGCAATCATCATTCCGTTGCTCCTACCCTGAGCTTGTTTTTCTATACATTCAATCTGTTTTGCCGTTAATTTACCGTCTGAGCCTTGCGGATATGTAATGAACTGAGCAACAGATTCTTTATGTGTATGTCTAGTCTTTACACCACCATTAAAGGTAGGAGCTTCGCTAGTTTCATACTGAAGCATTGTTTTTGGATCGTGTTGACGGCTGGCAAAACTCCATTCCTCTGCACCATCAGCACCTTTTTCACTTCTAATTTGAAGACTGCTGTAAGGAGTATTAGAAAGTTTGGCTATATCAGGGATGCCAGAATCTTTACGAGCCAACAAAGAAAGACTCATAAAGTTTGTAGCGATTAAACCACCGCCTAAAACTAAAGAAGTCAGGCCGTTAAATGACTTAAATTGAATCATTTAAAAGGAAGCACAGAGCCAGTTGATGATGGAACGCTTGGAATTGATGGCATAGCTTCCTTAACAAGAGAAGGCAATTGCTTTTGCACTTCAGTCATTATGGATTCTGTAATTTTGTTACGTTGAAAGTAAGCAAACGTACCACCACCTACTGCCACTACAAGAGCAGCAGTATTTATATAGGTGAGGATTTTAATCATGCAGGGCAAGCCTCACCACCATCAAGCTCATCTAAATTTGCTTGAACCAGTTCTGCGGCTTTAGTTTCTAAAAGTTGCTGATTTTCTTTCCACTCACTAGCTCTACGTTCTTGATCTGCCTTTAATTGCTTGATTTCAGCAGTAAGAGTTAAACGATCAGCCATAAAAATAATACATTGCCCTCAAATTATAAACCTACTGTCTATCCCTGACCTATTCGGCCCTCACTACGTTGATGCTGCTATTGCTACGTACCAATAATAAGTACCGTTTTCATTGACTTGACTACTGCTTGTAGTAGGGCTAAAGCCTGTTGAACTAACTGACATCCAGCTTGATCCTGAATCGTTTTCTACAGCTTTAGTTTGGTTCATTGTCTTATCAAACCCTCTTTCACTGTCAAAGAACCACATATTACCTGAACCAGGATCAGAGCCACCATACGAATTAATTAATAAGAATTGAGGTTGAAATCCGACTGTTACACTAGGTCCACTGCTATTTCCATTTCCAGTATAACTATCACAAACGATAGCTTTTTTACTTCCAGAACTGCCAAATGTACCTGTATCACCAGAATGATCAGCAAAGACATAAACACTATAATCATTGTTATTCATGTTTAAATCCTGAGCACCTGGAGCATTAAATGTAGTTGAACCTACACTCCAACTTTGTCCACTTCCAAGGTTTTGTTGAAGTGAGTTATCATCTATAGTCATGTATTTACTGTTTCCCATTGATCTGTGGTAACAAATAACTCGACCATAATCACCCCTCAGAATTATAAAACCAGGAGTGCTACCCAATCCATGAGTAATAGTTTGTCCTGAAGAATTACCATTCCCAGTAAAAGTTAGTTCTTTAAAGAAATTGTCACAGTTTCTCCAGCCCCAGTTTACATAAGTCTTATTGCTTCTATTCCAGTATCCATTACCACCTGAATCTGACCCAATACTGTATCCATCATCATCCCAAGTTTTAAAGTATGTACTATTGCTATCGTTATTACCATCAAATCCGATATTAACACTTACTGTTCCTCTAGCTTTTTGTGCCGTCATGTCTTCAACTTCTTGGTTTCTGCTACCGTTCCACACCATCCCACCATGTTCATCGAAATCAAGACCAGTATTGAATGATCTATTACTACCATTTCCAGTGTAGGTGTGAACATGGAACACATCATCTATATCAGGGCCAGGGTCGCCACTACTACTACCTAAAAGCATCTGTTGAATAGGACTCATAATTAATCTCCGTGTTGTGTGTTAGTTAGTAGGTACATTTATGACAACCCTGCACCTGAGATGTAGCCAATGTTATGAGCAGCAAACCATACAGTAGCCATTCCACGTCCAGCAAGAGTCCTATTTCCAGTGCTACCATCGGCTGTGTTATAGAGAGTAAAACCTGAGTTTTGCTGTATTGTTTCATCGTTTCCACTATTATTGACAATGGTTACGGCATCACCAGCCGAAAAGACTGAAGGATTGAAATGAACATCGTAAGCAATATAAATAACTTTTCCTGCGTCAGCCGCAGTTGCTACATGATTTGAACTTGGAGAGGTAGAAGGTATAGAACGCAGGTTGCCTTTGCTGTCTGATACCGTTCCAGTTACCGTAACTCCTGCACTTGAGGTTTGAAGACGAGCGGTATTTTGATACCTTAATTCGACAACACCACTAGCTTGAGCCATCATAGCGTAATAGCTTCCACCATTAGTTCTTAGATAGCAAGATCCAGTGTTAGCAGCATTATCAACAACAATATGTAGATCACCTGCTGTGTCATGAGTTATATAAGCGTAATCACCTCCAGAAGCATCTCCATTTGAATCACCATCTAGAACAAGTGATGCTCCACCTGCATTTCCAGAACCAATTTGTACAGTGGCTTGTCCTGTTGATTTAAAGAAGTTTCCAAAACCAGCATTTAACGTTCCAGCAAACGTGGCGTTATGCGAACTATCTAATGTTAGAGAATCTCCTCCATCACTCCCAAAATGAAGTGCATTAGTATTGTGTTTATATTGAACATAACCAGCATATTCGGCAGCACCACTTGTTCCATCTGAAAAATATAAAGAACCTAGACTTGAAGTTCCTGATCTAATTGTTATACCTGTGTGTCCTGATGTTGCAACGGTTAAATCATCACCATCCGCTACACCCTCCGTAGTCGTTCCTAAAAGTAGCCTTCCCGAACTATCAAGCCGCATTTTTTCATTTCCATCAGGTAGAAAAACTACACTGGTTCCAGTACAACCTATTTCAGCACTTCCAGTATCATCTTCAAATACAACAGCGGCAGTTGCATCTGTGCTTTTAAATCTTGCAACAACATTAACTGTGCCACTATGTATATCAAGGGATCTACTTGGACTTGCCGTTCCAATACCAACCCGATTATTAGTAGCGTCAACAGTAAGGTTCCCGTTATCTACTGATAAGTTTCCTTGAACAGTTAAACCAGTAAGCGTTCCAACAGAAGTGATCGCAGATTGAGCAGCACCCGTAACCGTTGCAGCACTTCCAGAAGCATTCCCTGTTACGTTTCCAGTTAAAGGGCCGCTAAACGCAGTTGCCGCAATTGTTCCCGTAAAGGCTGAAGCACTTTTATCCCATACAACATCATTGCTATCTCCTGTGAAGGTAACGTCTCCTGTGAACGTGCCACCAGCAAGAGGCATTTTTGTTGAGTCAGTTGCGCTATCAGTTCCCCACTCCAAAGTTGTAGGTGTTGACGCATTAGCCTTCAATACTTGACCAGCAGTAGGAGCAACAGCAGGAAGAGTAAGTGTTATATCTCCTGTCTGTGCTTGTGCTTTTAAGCCTGTGTAATTAGCTCCATCACTATCACCTTCACTTAGCCTTAATTCTTTTGCGTTATCAAGAATTAAGTTGCCAGTTAATGTTCCACCTGTCGTAGGTAAAGCAGCATCAGCAGTTACCTGTGCAGCATCAGCAGCATCTTTGGCTGTCTTAACAGCAGCAGGAGTAGCAGCCGTAGTAGCACTTGTGCTATCTGCTGCGTTTGTTAACTGAAGAACACCAACTGCACTTGTCGTTCCAGTGACAACTTTTGATCCCGTAATTTGAGCTGATCCAGAAATGTCAGCATCAACAATGACTCCAGCAGCGATAGACGTAACACCTGCATTTGTTATTGCTATATCACCTGTTACTGCAACTGCTGTTGGTTCGTTAGAAGCATTACCAACAAGGATTTGAGCAGCAGTTAAATCGGCTAACTTTGTAAATGCAATTGCAGCATCACTCTTTATGTCTGTATTTTGAATCGTGTCATTGGCAAGCATCGTTCCAGTGACAGTTCCAGTATCTCCAGTTGTAATTACTGTTCCAGTTACATTCGGCAAAGTAATAGTTTTATCCGACGTTGTTGGATCAGCAACTGTTAATGTTGTCTCATAAGCATCAACAGTAGAACCTTCAAATACAAGGCTTCCAGTGTTACCAATTAATACCTGACCTGTAACAGTACCACCTGAAAGTGCTAACTTCTCTGTTTCTAATTCTTGAAGTGCGTCTTGAACATTAGTTGAACTAATTTGTCCATAAGGTGTGAAAGTAATATTGCTTGCAACTTGACCTGCAACTGTTTGTGAAAGATCAACTTCATTCCATGATGACCCAGCACTATTTGTCACCCCCAAAATGTAATCAGGTGGAGCAAATGCAATAGCTGGAGCTGGAGAAGCTGGAGTTCCAGAAGTAGAAACTACGACATAAACACCGTCTGTAGTTGCTGAAGGAGTAGGTAAATTAGATCCAACTGCTAAACCAGCCGCAATTCCTGCGGAGGTAGTCGCCACCATTTGACTCGTAGTTGCGTTATAGGTTCCACCAAAGACAAGACTTCCTTTTGTAAGAGTTGTTATGGCTTGCCAAGCGTTTCCATCCCAGATGAACGCATCCTCCGATACTGTGTCAAAGAGAATTTGTCCTGAGAACTGAGCAGTTGGATAGCCATCCTGAGCTATAGATTGGAATATTGCTGTCGAGGCATTACTTAGTTTTGATCCATCAATAGAATCATTGGCGATCCTCGCTGCTGCAATACTTCCTGAAGTTAATAATGCTGCACTGTGGTTAGGTAAATCAGAATCAGCTAAAGCTGCAAGAGCTGTAACTCGTCCCTTAGCATCTACAGTTACTTTCGTATTTGTACCTGCTGTAACCCCTGAATCAGCAACTGTTACCGCACCATTTCCATCAACAGTAAGAGGTCCACCCGTAGGAATAGAAACGCCACCAACAGCACTAGCAGTAGCAACAGGTAAGTCTCCTGCTGCAAGTGTTGCTGTTCCTGTGATTTGTCCAAATCCATTAAATGTAACCTTCGTTGCAGTTGCACCAGTTATTGTTGCTGCAATACTTAAAGCTCCTGCACCTGTAACAGCAAGACCTCCTGCACTAGCAATTGAAACACCACCAACAGCAGATGTTGTAGCGATAGGTAAATCACCAGCAGCAAGAGCAGCCGTTCCAGTAATTAATCCTTGAGCGTTATATGTGATTCCTGAACGAGTAGCAGCCGTAATTGTGTTATTAATTCCGAGATTTCCACTAGCAATATTGATCGACCTATCAAGGTTTGAAGAATTTAATTTTGCTGGTGTAATTGTTGCATCAGCTATCTTTCCATTAGTGACAGCGTTTGCAGCGATCTTTGCTTCTACAACAGCACTGCTAGCTATCGCTCCAGAGTCAACAGCGTTATTAGCTAGAGCTGCTGCATCAACAGCATTTGCAGCAATTTTGGCACTTGTTACGGCATCATCAGCAAGTTTTGCTGTCGTAATAGCACCATCTGCAATAGTTCCAGCTTCAATTGATCCTGAGAGCTTGGCAGTAGTTACAGCTCCATCTGCTATCTGAGTTGTACCAATCGCTCCATTAGCAATTTGCGTTGCTGTGATTGTGTTGTTAACAATATTTCCAGCAGCAATAGTTGTACTTGCAATCTTTGCTCCAGTTATTGCAGCGTTAACAACAGCAGCAGTATCAACACTATCGTTTGCTAGCTCACTAGCCCCAACGGAATCTGCTGCTAACTGGCTTGATGTAACGCTTGAACTTGTAAGTTTTGCACCAGGTATATCTCCATCACTTAAATTTAATTTTCCATAAGAAATTGTTGTATTTGCAATTTTTGCATTATTAACAGCAAGATTAGCAATAGCATCAGTATCAACCGCATCATCCGCTAATTCAGAAGCAGTTATCGCATTAGCAGCTATCTGTGTTGCAGTAACAGTATCGTTAACTAACTTCGCTCCAGTTATCGTTGCGTCTGCTATTTGAGTTGCAGTTATTGTTCCATTCGCAATCTTGGCAGCAGTGACCGCTAAATTTTGAATCGTTGCTGTAGCAACAGCATCAGCAGCAAAAGGTGTTGCAACCTTGGCAGCAGGTATATCTCCCGAATCAACAAGAGCCGCACCAGCAGCTATTAAATCTTTAACAGTTACCTTTTTTGTTTCGGTAGCACTGAGATCAGCTAGGGCTAATACATCAGTTGCTTGAATACCTGCTTCTGCTAAAGCGGGCAGATTACTTATCTGTAGATCAGCCATTGACTACTAACTAAAAACCATTAGCAATAGTTTAAACCTGTTCGAGCAATATGGGACTTTCATCTTCCTGAAGAACCTTATCTGCATTTTCCTGTAATAGATAACCAGCAGTGTCACCAGTCTTTAATCGAATAACTCCATTTGTTATAAATTCAACTCTAGTCTCAATAACTTCCGCAGGAGTAACACTTACAGCAACATTGGTGATAATGCAGTTTGCTTCGTAATAAACGTTTTTAGCAGAATTATTTGGATCACGATAAATATAAAACAGACCGTCAAAATCTGATCCTTGCTGTGTTCTAACAATTAATTGAGCAAGGTAAAAAGGAAATTCTGGATCGCTACCATATTCATTCTTTCTATCTCCCGTGTCATAACTATGCTCCCAAATGCAACTCATTGTTCCTTGACCGCTAATTAATCCAGCTTCATATTGATTCCTAAATTCATCTCCAAGGTTTGTTAAATCAACTTGCTCCCTACTCGTTGTCATTTCAAAATCTCGAACATTAGCAACATGTCTGTACCTCTCATTTCTGGTCCGTATCAAAATATCTTTAGCAGCACTAGGAGTAACAAGAGTTAAAGCATTTGATTGCAAACCTTCTATTGCTTTAGGAAACGTGTCATACAAACGAATCCCACCCATAGGATCAACATTAATAAACCATTTGCCATCTGGATAACTATGACCATTAACAAGTTCAAGCGTTGAACCATCAACCGTTTCAATCTCTACTTCATCTCCAGACAACAACGAACCAGAACTATGGTCAACACTAAATCTCTTCGTCGAGGTGTTTACATCAAAAGGATCTAACTTTGTTTGCAAAGCACCTTGAAGTGCATCTCTTTTAAGGGCTATTTCACCCGATTGCCCAAAATAAACACCCATGATTTAGATAGATACTTCTGTAGGTGCTCCATTTGATTCCCAACTAATATCAGCACTTAAGACTTCGCCAACAGCACTATTCATTGATATTCCAGTAATCAAAGTTGAGAAAGTAATAAAGCGACCATTTGCAGAACCATCAACAATTTTTAGTTTTAGAGTTGCGGCACTCGAATCACCTGCTGTCCCATCACCTGCACTGCTGCCTGCTTTAATACATTTGTTAATTAATGTTGTTACATCTCCATCTGCTCCAGCAGCAGTTTGATAGTAAAACAATCTTGCACTTCCGCTATAACTCCTGATTCCTTGAACAATTGTTCTATCAGTGTCTTCTAAAGAAGTTGTTTCAAGAACAGCTTGTGAACTTGAAAAAGACCAAGATTGAACTTTGGCAGCTTGTGAGCCGTCAATAAAAAGCTGTCCATCTTTTCCGCTATAAAAAGCCACAACCTAAAAAATCAATACGTTGTTCTTATTATATGGGTGCATCCAAGCAAGCAACAAAACTACAACTGACATTACTAATTCCTGGGTACACACTTGTAACGCTTGGAGGACCAGAATATCTCCACTTTAACGGAGTTCCTTCTTTGAAAAAAGTTTGAAGTTGACTGTCAGCACCATCAATAACATTCGTTCCATCAAAAGTTACATTTCCCCAAACAGAATTAACAGTCTCATAATTAGATAAAATACTTGCTGCCTGACTATCAGTAATATTATTAAAACCTAATGACAGTGTTGCATTTATTCTGTTCTTTCCATAACGAATAACAGTCTTAACACCATTTTGAGCCTCAAACTCAACCTGTGGATACGTCCCAGGGGAATAGCTTCTACTTGTAGGAGCTGGAACAGATGTAGGAAAACTAGCCATTTAAAGCCCTCTTAATTCAGGAAAACGATTCAAAAAATTAACCCCATTAACAGATGCGTCAGGGTTTGCATGATGTAAGACAGCAAGCTTATCGTTAATTAAAGGTGCATGACTAGCAGCTATTTGAATAAACCCTTCTTCACCATAGGTAATTGATTCAACCTTGTAAATTCTATCTTCAGTTGTGCTGTCAACCTGAGCAAATAATTTATTAGTTAAGCCAAGTGAATTTTTACCATCACTTCCAACAGAGAACGTTTTTTCCTCTATTCCTCCTAAAGTTCCTGGTGTCCAACAATAAATATTGATCGAACCAGAAATAGTTGCTCTTGAAGTGACATAACCTTCTGAGTCAATACTTCCATTATTAAAACGACTTGTATGAGTTGCTTCTGTTAAAACCCGAATGTAATCACCAGCAAGCAAGCCAAAAACAGAACTTGGAGGTGTATCGAAAGCAATTCCATGATCGACTTCTTTTCTTGTTGATAACGCAATAGCAGCAAACAACTTTGCATGTTTTATATCAGTACACCAGTTGCTTAAATCAAAGACTTCCTCTGGTAATTGTTCTGCTTTTGGATAGAAGGTCGAGCCAGCTTCTCCTGTTGGGTTGTAAGCGTATGTCTTTGCAATATTTTCAGGGAAACCACCTATCCCTTTATCATTTCTCCTGTCATCTCTATAAATAACAGTTGCTTTAAACATTTTTCTTTCTTCTGGAGTTAAAAAAGTAGCCTTAATATTTCTCATATTTCCATCAGTAAATAAGGCTCTAACATCAATACCTGAGTTAACACTTGCATCATAATTAATAGTGTGATCTCCATTAGTAGGAAACCCAGGTCTCAAGCTAAATCGGCCGCCTAAAATAGAAAAATCTAAGAAATTATAATTAGCATGTTCAAAGATAAACTCTCTTAAATTAAATTGACGATCAATAATTCCGTTCCAATGGAAATTATTAGCTTTGCAATATTTAGCACCTTCAATCATGCTTGCCCTGTCAACACCGTCATACCCCACAATATCCCCAGAACCATAAGATGTATTAGTCAATAAGTCATGTGCTATTTCTACAAAATTATCCGTAGCAGCATTTAATGAGTTTCGAGTAGTAAGACCACTACCAGAATCATTAATTAAACGATCAACTATAATTCCTTGTTCAATAAAAGCAGAAAAAGAATTAAAACTAGATAAAGTATTTGTTGCCCCAACTCTTATTCCTGCTATAGCAAGATGCTCATAATTTATTTGAGGATCACTGCTTGAACCTGCATGAATAATTTCATTAACATGTGTTAATTCATGCTCAGGACCATTTTCATGACTTGAAGTTTCTGAATCAAATAAGAAATAATCAGCTATTGCATTATTTGGGTTATGCCTAGTAGTTTCCCAATAATCTAAGTAATACTGTAAGGTTCCATCCTTTTTCCAATCTTCATGAGGATTTGTAGTTGGTGGATCTATTGTTGATGCAATGTAAACAGTTAACGTATAACCATCAACAGTAACGGTCTCCTTATTTTTATATCCACTTCCTCCCGCAATTAATGAATATTCCTTCTTAGTTCTAGTTCCATCAGTTGTTTTTTTAACCAAAACCTTCATGCCATCTCCACTACCTCCTGCGGCATCATAAGTTTGAAATGTAATAGTAGGAGGTTGTTTATTTGCCCTTTGAATTGCAACAGCATAATGATTCCGACCTGCACCAGCTTGTGCTGATCCTTGCCTCCAATCTGGTCCTCCTTCCCAACTACTAGGGTTTACTGCCACCCTAAACTTATGCCAAACACCTGATCCTACCCATCCGTTAGGAGAGTCAACACGCATTTCTATTGGGTCTGTCCAATCATCTTCTGTAATAGGTGGAGCACTAGAATTTCTTATATAACTTCCAGCGTCTTGCCCAGGTGGGACCAAGGTTCCTCCAACACTGTATGTCCACCTATAACGGCCTCCAGATAATTCTTCTCTATACGCAACGATTCCTTTTTCTGGGCTGAAGTAGGAATTTCCTACCGCAGGTGTTCCCTTGTAATTGTAATTACTTACATTTGTATGTTGACTAAACATTGGCTGACCTTGCTCAGGGTCATTGTTAAGTCCGTTTCCGTAATAAGTAGTTTTATTTGGAGGATAAAATTGTCCTTGACCATTATTAACTGTATTCCAACTCCATTGCAGGTCTTCATCAACGACATTCACCCCACTCCAAGGAGGCTGAAACGTTTCTACAGGACCAGTAGTATCAGGATCTGTATCGCCTAATGATCCACCATAGCCTCCTCTATCCCATTCAGGATTATTTGTAAAATAATTTCCGTTCTTTAATTCTGACCCACGCGGTAAATCTTCAACTTTTGCATGGTAAACAAGTTTTAAACCTAAATCGTAATTTGCTTGTTGTTGTATTTCAGCAGCATAGTCGAGGACGTGGACTTGCCCTTGATAGTAATTAAGAACTACATTTCCAGCGACAGGTAAGAATCTAAATTCATATTGACTAGGGTTAAAATGTTTAATATCAATTGAATTATATTGAGGAACAGGAGCAGAACCTATTACACAAATAACAGTATCCCCAATATCAACAAACTTACCTCCCGAATTTATTTTTTTTGCTTGTATTTTAAAGAAACTAAGTCTTTTAACATACTTACTTACTTGTCCTATTTGTATAGAACCATTCTTTTTCTCGTAAGATTCAATCCTTTCTTGAGAAGGCATTTCGTTGACATTAGGAAACCCGTTTATCCTTCTCCAGACAGTACTTTTGATTCCTACTTGTGTTATATCACTATTTCTCGTATTTGAAAAAGTAGCAAGTTCAACTTTTTGAACAATTAAAGATTCGTAAGGTTTTTGAGTTTCTCCACGATTTCTAAACTCAATATAACCAGGCTCGTCTGCTTTTAACGTTATAGCTTTTGGCCTTGCTCCAGGTGTACCAACTGGACCTTTCGCCCATTTATTACCATTATCTTCCTGTATTGCGGTCATCAAAGTCGATCCAACCATATATTGCTCGCCAACACTTATTGCATCATCTGCATTTTCTCTGTTAGTAACAGAAACGGCATAAGCATCTGACGAACCCCAAGGAGAGAATTTTGTCCATTTCTTTGTGTCATCAGGATTAGCTACACTTGCATCAATAAAATCGCTCTCATTCTCAGCCCAATAAAGACGATAATCAGCAAGTAATCCAGATTGGACTTGATTAGGATTTAAAACTTGTCCATTTAAATATGAATTGTTAGTCAGTCCTATTTGCCTTGGATAAAAGTGTGCCAACTTACCCATTTTGATTCTTAGATCTTTTTTTACATCATCATCTGCATCTTTCGCTAACAATATAAGTTCCCAATTAACTTTGTAAGCATTACCGTTTGGCATAGGTGAATAAACACCAAAAGAACTATTTGTGGAAGGTGTTTTTGTACTACTAAAACTTGGCTTATAAACAAACTGATTGCTTTCACGAAATTTAACCATAAAGGGATCGCTATCGTGATATTCCCTATTACCTCTATTAGCATAGTTATTACTATTCTTAGCTGATCCTTCTTGATATTGATCATCAGTACTTGAAGGCGTTTGTGTATCTGCTACACCTTCTAATCTTCCAGTTTCTCTAGCACCTCTTGAGAAATAAACTTTTAACTTTGACTCAGCTAAATCTGCCAGAAAAATATCACCTAAAGCCAAAGACTCAAATTGTGGTTTGGCAGCTATTTCACCATTAGAAAATAAAACAATAGCGTTAATAATTTCGCCATATTGAGCTGTTCTTATCTGTGACCAAAGAAGTTGACTTGCGACTCTAACCCCTTGTTTTGCATAAACCAAAGGGATGAACGATCCAAGAGATGCTAAGTCTTGAACAGAATCAAATCCACTTACAGGACTAAAACGGCTTCTACCTTGGACACCTCCGATTTGTAATCGTGGTGCTTGACTAGGATCTTTTGGTTTAGGCGTTAAAGCATAAGAAACAGCAGTCAAGGCAATTCCAATAGCTATCTGCCCCCAAGCACTTAAACCACCTCCTGTCGCAAGCATCCAACCAGGCAAAGCTATCGCCTGTGGCATATTTACAATATTGGGAACATGATCATACTCCTTCTTCCTTTCAGGGAAATAGGCTTCCGTTAAATCTAAAAATTCAAAATATTCCTTTTCTGTTATTCCTAATGATTCACAAAGTTTTACTTCATAGGGCAGTAAAGCTCTAATACCGCCAATCCTTTTAGCGGACTCCATCGAACCATCTTGTCTGCGAATGATAGCCAACCTCTTTCCCAATAAACTGCTAAAGCGTAACCTTTTTCTGCTTTACAGAGAGCTACAACTCCGATCTTAGCGGTTGTTGTAAGTGTTCCCCATTTTTTTAATTCATCAGGAAACACCTCATAATCTTTCTTCCTCATGCGTCTATACCAGTCCCTTGTTGGCATAGGGCTTTTTATTCCATAATTCTTCAAAACTTCTCTTGAAAGACTTACACAATCAGCAGCTTTATGTTTATCAGGAGTTGCACCTAAACGATAGGGCAACCCTAGCAACATTGCAGTCTTCACCTTGTACGCATTGAAGCAGTAACAGGAAGATGACCAACTAAGCTACTTGTTAAAAATCTTCCTATATTTCCTTTTACAGCATCAATCGTTGACGTTAATAAAATCTCAATAGAAGTATTGTCATAACCCATCGAAGCAATCTTCCAAGTGTCAACAACTATTGTTGTTTTAACAGAACTAAACGTTAAATCAGTCATCTCACAAGTTGAAACTCTAACGCTCCAGCCCTTGTCAACAGCTTCTGCTGCATAGCTCATTGATAATTTGTTGGTACCTACAGAACCTTCTCTGTCATTACTTTCATTGGCAAGAATCAAAGTTGACTCAAGATTATTCCCATCTTTGCTTCTAGTTGCACCTTGATAAAGAAACGAAAGAAAGTCAAAACGAGCTCCATTAAAAGTTATACCAGAGGAAGTAGGTTCACTATTTTGAAAACGATGCTGAATAGCACCAGAGATATTTCCTGACGCTGGAACCTCTTCAGGATCGTAAATTTCTATGAAAGTAACTAAGGCTAAAGCACTCATTACATTCCTACCCTTGATCTAGCGGAGCGACTATTTTGCATTGCTTTCATCGTGGAAGTTTCACCCATAGCAGCACCTTGTCTTGCAGCCGTTGAAATAATCTGACCAACAGCAGATTTAGGAATAAATTCTTCAGAGTTAAAGTTCAATATTGGTCCAGAGTAGTTAACAGTGGTTGACGAACCAGCTCCACCACCTGCTGATGATTGACCAGTACCAGGGATAACAGATTCACCCCTAGCACCTGAAGAATACCGTTGCATTGACTGAGCCATCTTAGAGGCTGGAATTATATACTCGTCCTCTCCTGCTTCTCCCACAAGTCCTAAAGTTGGTTTCGTTGCCATACCACCAGCAGCGAAAGGTCTAATGCCATTAGCCATATATCCTCCTTCTGCTTTTGTGTTAAGCAAACCACCAAAGAAACCACTAGAACCAAGTGCCTTGTTTAAGAAAGTGCTGGCAAGTTGTTTCGCTATCCCTGCAAGTGTTTGACCTAAAGTTTTAGTGCCATCTATTAATCCCATAATTGCGTTTGTTGTCTCATTAGCAAGCATGTCTGCAATTTTTTTCCTTTGTTCTAATTCTTCTTTTGCTGCGTCTTTTGCTTTTTTTGCATTAGCTTCTGTTATTTGACCTTCAATTCTCTTAAGTTCATTTGTTTTGACTTGCATTGCTTCTTTAATTGCGGCTGCTTGCTTGTCTTTATCTTCTATCTTTAAAATATCTTTTAATATGTCTTCATATTCATGTCCTGCAATAAGTTTAGATTGTTCAAATTCATCAGCAGCAGTTAATAATTCATTCTTTCTTTCCAATGTTGTCATCATTGATTCATACAGTTCTTTTTGCTCTGTAATATGCTTAACTCTTTTTTCAAGTTCACTTGTTAATTTATTCATATCTACACCATCTCCTCCTCCTCCCATCATTCCTTTGTATTTATTAATTTGATCCTGAGAATAACCTGTTGCTCCTGTTCCTGTTCCTGTTGCGTCAGGTGCTCCTGCAACTGATGGAGCTGTAGCCGTTATTCCTGCTGCTTGATAATTAATAGCTGTAAATCTTTCTAGTTCTGATTTGAAAAATTCTTTTGCTTCTTTACTATTAAATGTTCCAACACCTGACTGACCAAATTTTTCTTGTGTCGAATCAATAGCACTAAATCTTGCTTGTGCATCAGCAGCAAATCCTTCCCGACCTCTTGAGATTCTGCCAAATACTTTTTCAGCAAAATTTAAAATAGTTGTCAAAGTATCAAGGAACCATTTAAAAACAGGTTCAAATGCTTTTCCTAAAGCTGCTGCTGCATTAAAAAAAGCATCTTTCATATTACTTAATTTTGTATCTAAAGAATCTGCTGTATTAGCAAAAGCGTCCTTAAATTTTCCTTGTTCACCAGTAAGATTTTTTATAGCTTCTGTTAATAATTCAGAACTGATCTGTCCTTTCCTCATTGCATCATCAAACCCTTCCCCTGTTATTCCTAACATTTTTTCTAATTCTTCTCTAACTGGTACACCTCTTTCCATGAATTGCCTCATCTCTTCTCCCATTAACTTGCCTTTTGCTAATGCTTGACCGTAAGCCAAACTGATTCCACCTATATCCGATCCAGTACCAGCAGAAATTTTTCCAAGCCGTTCTGTTATATCAACCAAGTCTTCTGTAGCGACTCCATAAGCTGAAAGCCTTGTTGAAGCATTAACAAGATCTGGTAATTCAAAAGGAGCTGTTTTATTTAATTCTTTTAAATCACTCATTATCTTATTAGCTGCTGCTGCCGAACCTGTTAATGTTTTCAGCTTTAAAGTCATCCTTTCTAAAGACGCTGCTGCCCCAAATATTTCTTTGATAAATATTCCAACGCCTAAACTAACTAAAGCTCCTTTTAATGAAAAAAGGGCTTTCTTCATTTTGCCTACATTTTTTTGAACAACGTTTGCTGTTTTCTTTGCTTTTTCTGCAAACTTTTCCCAAGCTCTATTAGATAATCTTTGAAACTTACTCATGGCCTTCGACAAATCTTGCGTCTTTCTTTGCAACTTCTGAGCAGCTTGTACTGCTGGCCCTGTTATAAATTCAAGTTTTACTGAAGCAAGAGCCACTTTGTTGTTTCTATTTTTTCTTTATTCTAACGATACCTTGACTTTTTAATTGAAGCAGCCTGTTCATCATTGTAAATATCGAAATATATAGACCATAAAATCAACTCCTCAAATGAAATACATTTGTTTAATTCAGACAGCGTATATCCTAATTCACGAGCCACACTCATATTAAGCATTAACCAGTCATCTTTTTTTAATGACTCTTTTATCCTTTTGGGTCAATAGGCTCCTTATCTTCTTCAATAACTGCAAGCATTAAAGCTTGTAAATCAGTATCTCTAACATCATGTTTTAATTCTGCAATCTGACCTGCTGAAAATAATCTTTGTCCATTTTCATCTTGAGCCTTTTGAACAAACAAACGCAAAGCAAAAGCATTTACATCATCTTTCGTTCCTTTTTGGGCTTGCTCTCTTTCGGCCATTGTTAAAGGCGTTGTCCAAAATTCAAAGACATCTCCATTTGAAAGCGTTACTTCTTTTCTAGATGGAATTAAATTTGCAGCCTTTTTTAGTTTTTCTAACGGACTAAAAGATCTTGATTTGGCTGTTGCCATAAAAGGTAGTTCTGTTTGCTTTATAACTGTACGCATAAAAAAACCCCTCGGCAACTAGACCAAGGGGTGTAAACCGACTATGAAGATGAACTTAAATCAAAGACAGGTGCTCCTGTTGGTCTGAATGAAATTTCAACCATTTGTGCATCATCTGGGTTGATGTTGAAACTAGCTGTAAGCAAAGCAGCATCCATTGAAATACTTCTGCTTAATGCTTCATTTGATTGCTTATCTGTGTAAAGCCTAAATGCAGCTCCAACTTGCTGACGTTGTAAAACGTCTTCAACCATACGGTTTGATAATGCAGCATCTTCATCCGTAACGTAGACACTTGCTGTGCCAGAACCGTCAGCAAAACCAGGGATATAAGCTTTAAATGGTGCTGTCTGCCCTACGGTTTGACCAATAGTTGTTACGTCGATCTCAGCTCTTGATACTTCAAAAGACCAAGATTGAACTTGCCCAATAGCAGCGTAATCGTTGTAATAAACCTCGAACTCATTAGGAGCTGCTGCTGTCCCAACGTCAGTTAGGTTTACATCAGAACCACCATTAGTAGCAGAAACTTTCAAAGCTCCAGTGCTTGCGGTGTAAGCACTAACGTAATAAGTGGTTCCAGCAGTTAATCCAGCAGGTAAAGTTCCTGTTCCTGATCCTCCAGAGGAAGAATCAACTACTTGAAATTTAACTGGATCGCCTACCTTGAGATTTAAGTAGGATTGAACAACCATAGTTTCAGTTCCTATGGTTACGTCTGATGGAGAGAATGTCCCTGTTGTACCAGCAGGTTTGTAGTACAAGGCTCCAGACGTACCTGATAAAACAGTGACAGCCATTGGATTAAATTAGTCTAAGTATGCATCAAATGTAGCCGAAAATTGCGTTTGAAAGAACGCTTCTTGCTCGGCTGGTCTTATTGTAGCTGGACCTTGAGAAGGGTCAAAGATAATACTACTAAATTTGGCTCTGTCAAACTTATCTTTTATACGTTCTGCAATGGTGTAATTAGCTCCAGCACCTACTCCAGCAGGTGTAAAAACATCAATAGTTAAAGTTCCTGTTTGTCTATTAAATGATTTGCCAGTAGCAGGTGCTTCTAAAGTTGCATAATTATTAGACCCAAACAAAAGATAAACAGCAATCCAAGGTGTGTTGTTAGGTGGGGTAAAAGGTGCGTTTTGGTAGCTAACAGGATACGCAGGACTTAATGCCATCTCTGTTGCAATACGGCCTTCGATGGCTGCTCTGACATCGTTGAAAGTGCTGCTCATTTAACCTCTGAATTTGAAAGACTTAGCAAAATCAGCAACTTCTTTTGCTGTTTGCTGAAACCAACCTTTTTGTACTTGGTTATTTTTACTTCTAAATTGACCACCCCATGACTTGGGAAGGTTAGTTCCTAAAACATTTGGTTCAGCATAAGGAAGGTTATTTAAAATAAAATAATTTTTTCCTATTTTTTCTTTTATGTAATTAACTTTTTTAATAGGTGGTGTTGAAGGATATTTACCAGGTAGCAAACTAGATGTACCAGATTCAGATGTTTCTGCAACTTGCCAATTAGCTCTTAATCGACCTGAATCAACTGGTGTTCCTACTTTAATTTTTTCATCGGCAACTAAAATAACCGCTTC